CTGTTGGGCTAGAAGCACCAGATCCCGACAGCTTCACAGCTTACGCAGACATCTCAGAAGCAGATGCAATTGCATGGTGCAAAGCAGCCCTTGGCGAAGAACAGGTGACGGCTTACGAAGCGTCAGTTAGCAGCCAGATCGAGTTAGCAAAAAATCCAGTTAGCAGCACAGGAGTACCTTGGTGATGGAAGAAGCAACAAGCCCGGTTATCACAATTAACGATACCGAACACCAACTGCACGATTTGCCGCTGGAAAGTCAGCAACACGTTGCGCGAGTGGCGCAGCTTCGCCAAGAAATCGCTAACTTGCAGATGCAGATCAATGAGCGTCAGTTGGTGTTGCAAGGTTACACAAATGCAATTGTTGAAGCCGTCAACCCAGCAGAAGACGAGGCAGAAGCATCGTGAGCATTACCGAGATTATTGCGCTTGTCAGCAGTTTGAGCGTCATTTGCAGTGCCATCGTTGCCGCCACGCCGACGCCTGCGGACGATCGCATTTGGGCGAAGATATACCCTTGGATAGAGCGAATAAGTTTGACAGTGGGTAAGGCGAAAATGAAGCCCGGTGAGTAGTGTGCTACTTAAAGATGGCCGAGGTTTGGGGTTTGGATAGGGCCGAGGAAGTTGCTCACCGCCAATCAACGCACGAGCAGCTTTGTGAATTGAGATACCAGCGCATTGAAGAAAAGCTGAAACAAGGATCAGACCGTTTTGATCGCCTAGAAAAAATGCTAATGCAAACTAACGCAAAACTTTGGGGGATCATTGTTTTAATCATCGCGAGCATTTTGGTGCCGCAATTTCTTGGAGGATGAAAATGAGTGAATCAAGCAACATTAGCTTGCCAACCTGGAGCCTACCGCTGGTGTTCGCGTTGGGTTCGGGGCTTGTTGTCTACGGTAGTACCGAAGCAAGAGCAGAAGCAACCGCGCAAGAAGTGATAAAGATAGAAGAAGCCGTAAAAAAGCAAGCAGAAAAGATAGTGGCGAACGGGGAACTAAGCAAAGTCAATCAGGCTCAAATAGTGTCAGTGGTAGACGCTCTGAAAACGAACTCAGACGCACTAGCGAAGACGGACGCCAGCTTGAATCTGTTAATTCAGACAATGCTGAAAAACCAGCAGTAGACCCGTTCCCCTGGCTTGACCCCACGCTCGACTGCGACCTTCGCAGATGGGAGATGCTTCGCACTCTCCACGGCCAAAACCAACGAAACCAAGCAATCCAATGGCTCACTGACGCACAGCAGAAGTGCGGCTACGGGCAAATGATCTATGTGCAGAACACTATGCACAGATATTTGGCTGGTGCGGTAAATCGCCGCATTGAACTTTTGAGTTGGACGCTACAAGCGCCGACGGCAATCAAGCGCGAGGCGGTTAAACAAAAACGGAGACTCTGATGGAAGCAACGACGATGTTTCCGAACAGCGTCAATTCCCCATCGGTCATCATTATTAAAGACAAGCTGCACCGGGTTGAGCGTTTTGACCAAATCTCTCGGCAACTCAATCAGACTGTTCAAGCCACAACCAGATATTCCGAGATGGTTTATACCTACAAAAACGGCCAAGTAATGTCGTCAGTTTTGAGGATTAATTCTCAAATGCTGGATGTCACCGCATGACGTTGATGATTTTTGTGCTGATTATTTTAGAGGGCGGTCGCCCAACGGGTGAAGAATTTTACTTTCGGGAGTTGACGTCCTGCCTTGAGTTTTCCGACGCATTGAATGCGCAGTCAATCAGCTTTCCACTTGCCGGGCGCAACCGATTCTTTGAATCTTATTGTCGAATTCGGGAGATCCCAACCGCAGATGCAGGAACAAAATTCCAGTTCCGAGATCCAAAAAACACGGAAGAATGATGCGTTTTTACGAACTATCAGAGAAATTAAAGCCGAGCGAGATCAAAGCAAACGCGATGCTGGCGCTCGTTTGGTTGGCGCACTGTTGGTATCGGCTGGCGTACACGCATTTCTGTTTTTCCTTGCGTTTGTGGCAGCAGCTTGAGTCATTCCGCGCAAAACATTCGGTGAGGTACAGATGAGCATTTTGGGATCGTTGCTTGCCCCTGCAACTGAGTTACTCGACAAAGTTATCCCCGACGCGGACGAGAAGAATCGGATTGCCTTTGAGTTGTCCACGATGGCTGACCGCCATATGCAGGAGCAGCTACAGGGCCAATTAGAGATCAATAAGGCCGAGGCCAAGGGTAACTGGTTCCAATCAAGTTGGAGGCCACTGGCGGGCTATGTGTGCGTTTTAGGGCTAATGGTTAACTTTCTAATTGCACCTATTGCTGCTGGGTTTGGCGTCACGATTTTGCAGGCAGACGCGGGGGTGATGATGCCATTACTTCTGGGCCTTTTAGGGCTATCTGGCGGTAGGAGTTTTGAGCGCGTGAAGGGCGTTAGCAAGTGAGATATTTCACCGAAGAAGAATTGGAGTGTCAGCACTGTGGAGCGCGCAACTTTGATGAGCAATTTTTGGAACTGGTTTCACAACTCAGAGAAGATGCAGGCTTTGCTTTTCCTGTTTCTTCTGGCTATCGCTGTGCTGAACATCCTCTTGAGGCCAAAAAGAAAAGCGGCCCTGGAGCGCACTCAACGGGCAAAGCAATCGACATTGCCGTAAGCGGTGAGCGGGCATTGAAACTGATTGAGCTTGCCTTGGCTGCTGGTATACAGCGTATCGGCGTCAATCAGAAGGGTGCGCACAGATTCATCCACTTAGACGCTTGCGACCAAAAAACCACACCAGCAATTTGGAGCTATTGACTCCGTTCGTACGAAACAACGTACGAAGAACCTACGAATCTGCCCCCAATCTGCCCCCACTGCTTGATTTCTATTGCAGGAATATGAGCTAAGTCATTGAAATATATGGCGCACCCGACAGGATTCGAACCTGTAATCCCCGGTTTCGTAGACTGAAATGGTGTATGTAGGTGTCTGTCAGTGCTTTTATATTGTTACTGAAATCAATGACTTAGGTTTTTGGTCGTGCATTGACGGGCTATCTGGATCAGGAATCTGCCCCCAATCTGCCCCCACCTAACGCTTATCAAGCCTGTCCCAGGCGTCGTGCATTATCTCTACCTCGTTACGAATCGGGAGATATTTGGCGTAGTAGGTAAGGATTGTATCAACGCGATCACCGACGTTGCTGGCAACAAGAAACGGATCGACCCCGATAGACAGCATTGAGCTAATGTATGTATGTCGCCAAGGGTAGGGGCCACTACGCCAACGCACTTGCGCCTCGTCGTGCGCCTTTCTAAAAGCAGCAACAATTGGTTTCGCGTTTGTGATCGTTTCCCCGGTAACAGACACAACGCTACCGCCGTTTATCGGGCGAGCCATGCCTTGCAGATGCCGCGTCAAATCTTTGCTCAAAACAACCCGCCGGGGCTTGCCCGTTTTTGTGCGTTGTTGGAGTTTGCCGCGCACCACTGATTTATTGATCCACAAACTTTCGCCGTTCCAATCTGCCCAAGTCAGAGCCAGCAATTCCCCTGTCCGCGCTCCCGTCCCAAACGCCAGCCGAAAGTAGTCGGCGAACCTTCCTTTGTCCGTCACTTTCAACAATCGATTTACCTCGTCTTGCGTGTAAGGATCAGCGTCTGTCGCTTCGACTTTCGGGTTTTTTAAGGCAGTAGTCGGGTCGTCCGCAATCCAGCCTCGCGACATTGCGTAGCGAAACACTCCGCGCAGTGCGGTTAGCGCATTTTTGTGAGTGCGGCTGTTTGACCACTGGATTGACTCGTCTAGGTCAATCAGATCGTTGCGCGTGACGTGTTGTATCAATTTGCCGTTGATGGGGTGCCAAAACTTATTCAAATTGCTTTGGTAGCCTTCAAGAGTTGAGTTCTGACGACCAAGCGTTTTTTGTTTTTGCAGGAACTTAGCTGCTACGTCGTAAAACAAGTATTCGCCGACTTCTGAGTCGTCAGGCTTGCCTCCAAATCGGACGCGCTCGTAAAGCGCATCGCGCTGCTTAATCGCGGCTTCTATACCACTTTTAGTGGGTCGAAAATCGGTTGTCTGACGGTAACGGATTTTCTTGTGGACGATCCCGATTCTGAGCTTGCCCCGGTGTAGGGCAATGTTCCTTGGCAGATCCAATTTTCTATCTCCTGCACGTTCAAAAAGGTCGTGCGATCCCTCACAACATAGTGCGTTCCCCTGATCCACAACCCTCGCTGAATCTTGCTTCTGATTTGATTAGACGTCAAACCTGTTAGGTCTGACGCCTTTTGTTTTGTGACCCAATTCATGCAGTCGCCGCCTTTTGGATTTCCTTCTGCTCATGCAGCAGCGCGCGCATTCGTTTCCGAACAGGCGCAGGGATGAATTTCCAGAGCATTGTTAGGTAATCTTTGTCGCCATCCAGCAGTTCCAAATAAGCTTCTAGCAACTCACTGTCATCTGTCAAAGCTGCCACCGCAGCACCGTGTTGGCGCATTTTTTTCTGGTCGCCACTCAGACCTTCTTGTTCAGTCACGGTATCGACAACACTTTGGCCGCGTGGTTTGGGCTTTGATGAAACCGCGTTTCCGTCGTCGTCCTCGTCTGCGGAAATCCCGCAGGCCATAGCGAGGCTATACCTTTTCGCATAGGTGATAGCGGCTCCAATCGAGTGCGCGTCTGGCTTTGCGACAGGGACGGTAACGACTCCAGTGCCTATCGCTTCGCTATGACCGTAAAAAACGGTTTCAATTCCTACTCCGTTGTCGACTGGCCGAGCGTGCTGAATAAACGCAATGCCATGCTTTGCCAGCGGTTTAACAGCGTCGATCACAGCCGTAAGGCTGCTGTACTTAGATTTGAAGTATGGGTTTTCGCTGTCTAACTGAGCGTGGCCCATCTCTGATTGTGCTGCTGCCAATGCTGCCGCCAAGTTGTTATGTTCCATATTTTCGTCCCTCAAAAAATTGTGGTGTTAGTTCTGGCAAGCCTGTCGGCTCTTTGCCTTTAGTTGTTTGTTCGCGCGTTCTGAAAAAGCCGTCGTATTGCGGATGCTTGCGATGGAAGCGTCTTGCATAAAACGCCTTGTGGTTGTTGTTGAGCTTGAATTCGGACTGCCCATCGCCACCTGCGTCCTTTTCCCACCGAATGCGTTCCCATACGGCGGCAACGGAATAATGCTCAAATCCTCGCGCAATCATGTCCAACGCAAACCGCTCAAACAGATCCCAAACATCAGGATGTTGTTGGTGGAATTGGTTGCACTGCGCGCGCATTTCCTCAAAACGATCAGACTCCTGCACGATCAGCCTCGTACTCTGCTTGTGTCATTTCGGGTTCAAAGCCGTCGCACTCGCGACAGACGTATCCACCCGGCTGGCCCGGTTGATCGCGGGTGTCAGCCTCGTAAGGTTGGTCGTCGTGGATGGTTTCGTCGTCACAATGAATGCAGTACATCGTTGGCCTGTCATGCCCGTAAAGCGCAGCAGACACGTTTGCTACCGCCAAAGCCCAGCGGCTCACAATTGCACCCCGATAAAGAAAAACAGCGTTAGAAGGGCAGCGTCGGCCCCGTAAATCTTTAAATAGGTCAAAGATATCTCCTAAAAGTTGAATAAGGAGACACAATGAACTAATTAGAGATTAAATTCAACCTTTGGTGGAGGTTCCGTCTTGCAATTTGTAGACGGTGGCTGGTTTCGTTGTTTTTTGCGGCGTTGCAGCAATAACCTCGCGCAATTCTTTCAGCAGGCTGCTGCGAGCGAAAAGATATTGATCAACCCCGAACCCATTAATGGCGGTTTCATGTTTGTTTAACGCTTCTTTGAATTTGGTCGTGATGTTGGGATCTCCAAGGTTCCACAGTTCGCCCACTCGACGGTCAACTAGCCGACTGATTTTGCGAGCGTGCGGAACCATGATCCGAGCGTCTTCTGGGTCAAGGAAAAAGATGTCTATGCGGCCTGGGCTGCGCACGCAAAACATGCACTTGTCTTCGTCGAGATGAACTGACCAAAAATACGGCTCCGTTAGGTAGAGCGGGCAAAATCGCTCCAACAACAACGTAATTAGGTTGACATGAATTGGGTCTTGCAAGTTGCGGGCATGGCGCACCAAATATTCGGGATCTTTCGAGTCGTGATATTTAAGCGTTAGCTTCTCGCCGGTCGTTGGAATGACAAATTGCAAAGCAACTTCTCCGTCGCCTTCAAGAACACGTTTCAAACGTGAGCCAGATATTTTTTGATGCATCAACTACTCCCGTTTTTTTGAAGATTTTGTTCGTCAATTAAAAGCTCAATGAATCGCTTGAGCAGTTGTTGATTCGGAATCGTGAGTTGTTCGATCTTTTGATCCAGCGTTAAACCCTCGTCGTCAAAATATTCTTGCCCGAACATGAGAAAAACTTTGCTGATCTGAAGCGCGTCTGCCAGTTTTTGCAGATGGCGTTCGCGCGGATGCGCTTGCCCCAATTCCCACTTTGAAACCAAATTAATGCTGACCCCAAGCGCGTCAGCCACCTCTTTTTGTTTAAGCCCAATCGCCGTTCTACTGTGCTTTATTCGTTCTGAAATCTTATCCATCGTCGTTGTCCCCAAAAAATCGCCGAGTCTACCTGCTTACTCCCTTCGATTTCACTTTTAGTTGAAGTTACTCCCCTCAATTCCAGAAATCAACAAAAACGAGAAAAAAATCTCTATTTCCCCTTGTGAAAATATTCTCCAAATGGTTGAATCTCTCGCATGGATGAAAACACACGCAAAGAATTTTGGGTACGAAGCCGGGCAACCGAGCTATCGAACACGTTGAAACTTTCTAAGTCAGCGATTTACCGCTGGCGGGAAAGCAACCAAATCCCTGTTAAACGGCTAAGGGCCGTTAGCGAGGTCACAGGATTCAGTCGCGAGCAGTTGCGTCCAGACATATTCGCGTAACGGCGGGCGCTCACCTGGAGGGCGCTTAATAAATGCGAAGGGGAGCAGGGGTCAAACCAGCGGATGCTCGGAACACCGCAGGGCCGTATGCCGACAACTCAGTCGCGTGCAAGAGGGCCGTTTGCTTTCTAGTTGACGCTAGGGGGTAGGGGGCCGTTCACCTCAAATCTAATCACGAGCAGGAGTAACGATGGGACTCAAGAAGACATATCCGAAATGGTTTGAAGACATCTGGGAGGCTTATCCAAAGTTTCCCAAAGGACGAAGCCTCAAAAGCGACGCCTTTCTCGCGGCTGAAAGAAACCGAATTGAAGATGACTGGGAAGATGACGCAGTCGCTGACCTCATCAAAATAATTTGGGCCTTCCGTGAAAACGCTCCCCACTGGCAAGAGACAAGTCAGTACGGGCCACCGAGTTTGCAATCGTTTTTGAGAAGACGCCTATACGAGAACGATATTCCAGAAACCCACGTTCCCAAAAAAAAATTGGATCGTTGGGACAGGGCCAACATCGAATTCGAGCAACGCATGAGGGTCGTGAAATGAGACCTAGCTTTGTGGAGTTCGTCGGAGGTTTAGAAAACTTTCGGCAGTTAGCAGCTCAGATGACGGTCGACGATGCCATTAAAGGCACTGGCTTTGAAAAATCGTGTGTCCGCAAGCTGGCTCAAAAATACCGCATCCGATTTATGCGGCGGTGCAAAAGTTGTCTGACGTCCAAGCAGGCAGACCAATTCAATAAAAGCGCAAGCGTGTGTGTTGACTGTCGCACAAAGATTAATCAACGGCCTGCTGGCAACGCCGCCCTTTGGCGCACTGAAACGGCAAAGTTTCAATTCTCAATGATGATGCTGACAAAACCTTGGTCGAACGCAAAAGGCCCGCTCAACTATTGGAGGCAAAATGCTTAACGACGTCACTCTTGTCGGAAACCTTGGGCGTGACCCGGAGATGCGTAGGTCGGTAAAGGATCTTGCGATAACACGATTTTCGCTCGCGACAAAATATGGAGAAGAAACGACCTGGCACAACATTGTCTGCTTTGGACGGCTTGGCGAGAACATGGAAAAGATGCTCTCAAAGGGGTCAATGGTCGCGGTCAAGGGCCGAATAAACATTCAGTCCTATGAGAAGGACGGAGAGAAGCGCAAGTCGTTTGAAATCATTGCAGGCTCAGTGCAGATCCTGAGTAGGAAAGACCCCCAACCACCATCTCAGCAAGCCGCTCAGTTAGAGCCAGCATTTGAGGGCGATTTAGAGGACATACCGTTTTGATCGTCGACGATGACGAGCTTGAGAGCGCGCTTGAGCAGTGGGCTGACGCGGTTGAAGGCTGGAAAGAAGACGCCGACAAAGCTGCCCGCTTGGACGCTCATTTTAAGGCTTGGTGCGCAGCGACAAAAAAGGTGGCGCTCTTGACCGGGAGCAGTGCTGCGAAGGCTGAGATTGAGCTTATGGCTGACCCGGAGTGGCATGAGAAGTTTCTGGTTGTTAACGCGCAAAACATTGTCGTTGAGAACTGGAAAAAGAAGCTGCGCATTGCAGAAGCGGCGTTTGAAGCCGAGCGGAGTCGACAAGCAACACTGAGGCAAGTGCGATGAACGCAGATTATGAGTATTTGAAATACTGCGCTGCGCGCTCAGTTATCCCAAAACGGTACAACAAGACGCCTAGCGGAAAAGGCAATTGGGGCCAGTGGTTTGAGAAGAAATTTGGGGAGGATTTAGATGTCTATCGACAAAATCTCCTACGTCAGGTCGAAGAAGCTACTCCAAGCTTCTAAAGATCAAAGCTGCGTCAACTGTGGTGCCGTCGGTACTGTGGTGGGCGCTCATTTGACAGGGATGCGCGCTCAAGCGTTTGGCAAAGGCACGGCGAGAAAGGCGCACGACTTCTGTGTCGCTGATCTTTGCATGAGGTGCCATGCAAAATTTGATGCTTACGAGGGGACGGCGGGCAAAAACCTCCAATTGCGCATCGATCACAGTGAGCAGTTCTTGTACTGCGTACTTAAAACCATAGAGCGCCGGTTTAAAGACGGCGTTATTGAAATTAGCTGATGTCTCAGGCTGAAGAAGAATTCGCCCTAATCCTGCGCGCAGCCAAGATCCCGTTTGAGCGCGAGCATAGGTTTCACGACACAAGGCGGTGGCGCTTTGATTTTGTGATTCTGCCTATTGAGGCAAAGATTGCGGTGGAGATTGAGGGTGGGGTGTTTACCCAGGGCAGGCACACCAGGGGCAAAGGTTTTACTCAGGATCTACTAAAATACAACGAGGCCGTACTAATGGGGTGGCGCGTGTTGCGCTTTACCACGGCGCAAATCCACGGCATTGCGCTAGAACAGTTGGAGGCTCTGATTAATGAGTACGGACGTTGAAAAATACTTACACATATGGGCGCAAGCCGCCCGGCAGATGCCCAAGGTCGGATGGTACAGCGAGCAGCCCTGGTACACCCCAGCAGGCTATCGTGAAAGTTCCGTACCCGTTACATCCGAGGACGCAGAGATTGCTGATCGCGTTGGTCAGGTGGTTGCAAGACTACATGAAAAGGAAAAACGGTCAGCCGAGCTAATCCAAATTTTCTACTGGGCAATCCCCGGTGAGTTGGTTGAAAAGCCACGGCGTTTGCAGATTATTGAGGCGGCATTAAGCATCCCCAGGCGCGAGGCCTATCGGCAGATCGATGCGCTGAAGCGGCTGATTGAGGGGGCGGTGTTCTTTAATTAGTTTAATATATTCAACTTTAGGTTGAAATATAGTGAGTAGTTCGGTAACATTGTCTTATTGTTAATTAAGGGACAACGAGATGACAACACCACAACAATACGACTATGAACATTCTTACGACTTCAATCCCTATGCGCCCTCTAATCCGAAGGCTGACGAACTGATGTCGAGCAAGGAAATTGAGAAATTTGCGAAGACCATCAAGGGGTACAAGTGGCTAGATTCAGACATAAAAGTGTCTTCGTATCTTGCTGACGCGGTTGGTGAACGCGAGATCAACTGCGCAATGGCGCGGCAGATGCTGGAGGCGCTCAACATAGAAGCCTGCGATTGGTTTAAGCACGTTGTTGGTGACGCAAAATTGGGGGCCGCGTAAGCGGCGGGGGGCAGGATGCGTAACGAACAAGATGAAACACCGCTACAAGCAGCGCGAATGCGCGTGCTAGAACAATTGTCGTTGATGGCGAGAACGGACGATTACTCTCGTTTAAATGAGATTGATTCGTTTGATCGGGAAGTGCGCGAGCATTATGCCGCTATTCACAATCAATTGGCGGGCGATTGGGGAGTGCCAAAGAAAATCGTTTTTCTAAAAAATCCTGCTTTGGAATAGCGTAAAGCTAGTGACAACGAAGACCGCCTTCGGGCGGTTTTTTTATGCGCAGAAACCTAGCGAGGTTCGTGCGCAGACAAGCAGTTTTTGTTCAATTTCCCAACAGGTCGGTTTTTTGCTGTGCGCATTGATATTTGAAAGAATTACCAAGATCCACTTATGTCCCTTGCGGATCGGTCAGCCAACTCCTGCGGCTGACGTGGCCGTCCTATCCCCCATCGGTAGGGCGGCTGCATTTACAAAAACAAAAGCCAAAACAATTAAAAAAATAAACGGGGAAGGACTCATGCCTGGGACGCACTACGGCTCGTATAGAAAAATGACGAAGAAAAAGCCAAAGATGGCGAAGCGTACAACTGCTAGAAAACGTAGAAGATAAAACCATGTCAGAGCAGGCCAAGAAGGTCGAACTAGATGTGGTCGATATGTTTGAAGACACGCAGGAAATTTGTTGCGCGTTAGAGTATTTGTCGGTGAAGTACTTAATGAAGCCGGGGGATGATTACTACATCCAAGAAGCAAAAGAGAGCCTGTTGGGTATGCAAACGTGGCTGAGAAAAATGCAAAAAGAACTCAAGAAGCAATAAATGGCTGTGCGGCTCAACAAGCGCCACTCCGACATGGTGCGCACAAAAATCCAAGCTAGTCAGTTAATTAATCGTCTTGAAAATCATGCGTTTGGCGAGTGTGAGTTATCGACCACACAACTGCGCGCGATTGAAATCCTATTGAATAAGTCAGTGCCGAATTTAGCAGCGATTGCAGTACAGCACCTAGAGGGCGCAGACGAACAACTCAAACAAATCACGGTGAAGTTAGTTGGAGAAAACACTAGAGATACCGGCGGTTTACCAGAGCCTTTATCAGCCGAACCGCTACAAAGTGTTTTGGGGAGGCCGGGGCGCGGCGAAGTCATGGAACTGCGCTATCGCTCTACTGATACAAGCGACGCAGAGGCCATTGAGGATTCTTTGCACGAGGGAAGTACAGGGTAGCATCCGCGAGTCTGTACATAAGCTACTGGCAGATCAGATTAATCGCCTTGGGCTGCAAGACGAATACGAGATCGTTGAACACACCATCCGGGGCCGTAACGGTTCTGAATTCATCTTTGAAGGCTTGCGGCACAACGTCGACAAGATCAAGTCGACTGAGGGCATCGATATTTGCTGGATCGAAGAAGCTGACCGGGTGTCAGACGAATCCTGGCAAGTGTTGATACCGACCATTCGTAAGCCCGGCTCTGAGATATGGGTCACGTTTAACCCGCAATTGAGATCCGACGCAACGTATCAACGCTTCGTTGAGAACGCGCCAGATAACGCCGTCGTTGAGAAGGTGAGTTGGCGTGACAACCCTTGGTTTCCTGATGAACTGGTCAGCGAGCTAGAGCATCTAAAGCAGATTGATTACGACGATTATTTGCACGTTTGGGAAGGCGAGTTTAAGACGTTTGCAACGTCAGCCATATATGGCAAGCAGCTAAAACAAGCGCGCGAGGAAGGGCGCATAACCTCAGTCCCTATAGAACCGGCGTGCGAAGTCCACACGGCATGGGACTTAGGTAAGAACGATACAACCGCCATCTGGTACTTCCAGAAGGTAGGCGTTGAATATCGGTTCATCGACTACGACGAGAATCGGTTGGTCGATCTTGATTGGTACGCCAAAGTTATTAAGAGCAAGAATTACCTATACGGAACGCACTACCTACCTCACGACGTCGACTTTGAGTTGTTGGGTATGGTGAACAATCGTAAACACCAGCTAGAAGACGCAGGCGTAAAGCCTATCGAGGTTGTGCCGCGCATCAGGCACATACAAGAAGGCATTGAGATGACCCGGCGCATGTTTGCCAGTTGTTGGTTTGACAAAGAGCGTTGCGAGCGGGGCATAGAGTCATTGTCGAACTACGAATACAGCTTTGATGCAAAGAACAACACGCACCGCAGCACGCCCTTACACAACTGGGCATCGAATGGCGCGGATGCATTCAGACAAGTCGCTCAAGGATTTAAGCAGTCCTCTTGGGCGCGAATACATGAACCGGCGATAAGTGAACGCCGACGCAAAATAGTCGGCACGCAGTGGTCGCAAGACACCGCCTGGAGAACCTAATGGAAATAGAGCCAATGGACGAAAGCCAAGTCGTCAGCATTGTGCGCGGCAAGATCAATGATTGTCTGAACGAGTCGGGTGGAGAAATCTCCGAGACTCGCATGGAGAATTATGACTACTACGTTGGCCGCGAATACGGCAACGAGCGCGATGGTTTTTCTAGCGTTGTTACTCGTGAATCAATGGAGGCCGTTGAGTGGGCATTACCCTCAATCATGCGCGTGTTTACGTCCAGCAATGAGGTCGTAAAGTATGAGCCGGTTGGCCCGGAAGACGAACAAGAAGCGCGTCAGCAGACGCAGATCAGTAACCACTATCTCACCCGCGAAAACAACGCATTCCTAGCCCTATACAACTGGTTCAAAGACACGCTCATGTATCCGAACGGCTACATCAAGCTGTTTATGGACGAGCGCGTTGTCACGCGCACCGAAGAATTCAAAGGCTTGGACATGATGCAGTTGCAAGCTGCGATGGTGAATCTTGCTCAAGAGGGGGAGGTCGAGGTTGTTGAGCAGGAGTCTGCTTACGAAGAAGTGATGACGGACGGATATGCGTCACAGACCGAAACCTTTAGCGTCAAGCTGCGTGTCACCAAGCAAATCTGTGAGCCGAAGCTGGTTAACATCCCGCCTGATGAACTGCTTGTCGCAGAGAATTGTTTTTCTATCGACCTAGACGAAGCCGATTTCTTATGTCACCGGGTGAAGAAGACGTACTCCGAACTGGTTGAGATGGGCTATGACAGAGACATGCTTGAGGACGTTGGTTCTGGCAGCAATCAGTTTGATGAAGAAGACGAGAATAAACTGTTCTCCGAGGACGAGGATGACGTTGATGAGTCTGATCCATCGATGCGCCTGTACACGGTCAACGAGTGTTTCTTAAAGATTGACGAGGACGGTGATGGCATAGCCGAACATCGCAAAATATGTCTTATCGGCAGCACGATCTTTGCTGACGAGGAAATCAATTACCAGCCATTCGTCGCGCTCACGACTGTACCGCTGCCGCACCAGCACCCTGGCATGTCGATGATCGATATGGTCAAAGACATCCAGAAGATCAAGTCAACGCTGATGCGCAACATGCTGGACAACATCTACAAAGCAAACGTGCGACGCAAGTACGTTGGCGATGCGTTTATATCGGATGAAGCAGGCACGCTGGATGTGCTGCTAGATACGGCGAGTGAGTTTATCCCGGCGCGAGATCCTAGTGCGCTCCGCGAAGAACAGGTGCAGCCGATTGTCTCAGAGATACTGCCGGTGATTAAGACGATGGACGAAGTGCAGGGCATCCGTACAGGCGTCACGCCGCAGTTGAGCCTAGACCCGAACATACTGCGCGAAACCACAATGGGCGCGTATCAGTCTGCCATCAGTCAGGCAAGCCAGCGTATAGAGATGATCGTGCGCATATTTGGCGAGACAGGCGTTAAGCAGTTGTTCATCAAGATGCACCAACTGTTACGCACGACGGTAGACAAAGACCGCACCATCCGCATTAGAGGCGAGTGGGTAGCGTTCAACCCGGCAAACTGGTCGGAGCGTAATAACGTGACCGTTGAGGTCGGGCTTGGTTACAACAGCAAAGCCGAAGAATTGCAGATGCTCAATAACCTGCTGACGATTCAGAAAGAGGCTGCGCAGCATGGCTTGGCAACGCCAGGTAACGTCTACAACACGCTAGACCGCATCGTTGAGTTAGGTAACGTCGGTGAGACTCAGACGTTCTTTACTGACCCAGCAACCGTGCCGCCGAAACAACCTGCAGGCCCAACCGTTGCAGAGCAGCTTGCAATGACCGACTTGCAGATGCGTCAGGCCGAGAGCCAAGCCAACTTGCAGATGAAGTCTAACGAGATGCAGATGAAGCAGCAGTCGGCTGCGGTAGAGGCTCAGACCAAGATGGCAATGGATCAGCAGAAGATGCAGATGCAGATCGCTGAGTTGCAGGCGAAGCTCGCTGAGATGGACGCCGATAAGAAACTCAAAGAAGCGCAAACCTATAAGACGCTGGAAGAAGCGCGCGGGTTGGATCTTGAGAACGACGGCACTGAGACAGGCGTGGTTGATCTGCTGACGGAGCAACTGCGTGGGTAGTAAGCCAAGCCTTGCAAGCCTCGTTGTAGATTACAAGCGCAAGAAGCTGGACGCGGTTCACGGCACTGGCTATGAGTTTGACGAGTTTGAGCTAGGCGTTAACCAAGGCACGCACGGCCAGATGTACGGTGAAGGCATTTATGCGTCTACAGCCGACGAAATTGGCGGTAACTACGCGCCTCGCGATTTAGACCATGAAGAATGGATGATGTCGCAGTACCAGGCGGCAGATGGCGACTATTACTTGATGGACGCTTGGGAACGGGCGCTGTCGCATGAGACACCTTGGTCGATGCGCGAGATGGCAAATGACCCTGACATTGATGCGGGTACACGCGAGGCGTATTTAGAGGTTGCACAGGCGCTATCGGACAACCCTCCTAAAAAAGGTCACATGCTGCGGTTGGAGATCGACGCCGACGCTGGTGAACTATTGAACTGGGACGCGCCTTTAAGTGAGCAGCCAGAATTCGTGCAGAACGCGGCAGCAGGCATGGGTCTGCCAAGCAACCCGAAGGGTAAAGACATTTACTACCGCATGGTAGACGCAAGCACACCGGCACAAGAAGCGCCGACTAAAATACGCCAAGCCCTACAAAAGATTGGTGCAAAGGGCATTACTTATAAAGAGCGCAACTCAGCAGACGCGCAGAACTATGTGATCTTTGACCCCAAGATTATTGAAATAGCCGAACGATATGCGATGCCGGTTACCTATGTCGGGGCGGGTGGGTTAACGGCTTACACGGCGCTATCGGCTGAAGAGACTCAGGCAGCTTTGCCGGGTAAGCCTGCAATGTTTAAGGGCAAGGACGTAAAGACTCTTAGCCCTGACGAGTTCGCGGCGTTTGGCAGAGAATACGGCGTTGAAAATCTTGGCCCGTTGTCTAAAATAGAGAGTGTTGGAGACAGTGGGCAGTCAGTGGCCGTGCCTGGCGGTCTGGAAGGCGAATTTACTTACGCTGACCTGATTTGGTTAAAAGCAAACCCGATTGACCCATCTCAACTCGACAATGGAACGAGGATCGCGATCCAGAACAAAATGGTTCGCGCCGTGAGTCCTGCACCAGGGAACGAGTTGGACGTCTTCAACCGCTATGTATTTGGGATGTTAAGCCCAAACCAGCCTTTGACCCCTAATGAATTTGAAGCAGCCGCGCTCCGAGTAAGATCGCAGGACGACATTGATCGGTTTGCAAGTTTTATTGATTGGGAACCTGGCGAGAAAGTAAGCAAAGAACGTCGAAAAGCTGCTGAAACAAAGATGGCAGAGTTCTTTGAGACTCAGGCCGGTAGTCGTGGAGGTATGGGCCTCAAAGGATCAGCCGATTACACCAATCTGGCCGAGTTCGCCAAGCTTTATAAGAAAGACCCCAGTTGGTGGACAAAGAACGAAAGCGAAAGCTGGATCGACTTCGTTGAGCGCGTGCAGACACAAGGTCGCGGTCTAAGCAGTAAAGTCGCATCTTTTTCCACCGTATGGCAAGACCCAGTCAACGCAGCCATCAGTGCAATAGACCGGCACATGGCGCGGGAGTTCATGCCCGAACTGTTCGCGACTAAGAAGTCACGCAAGCAATTTGAACAAGGTGTTGTTAAGCGATTTAACAGCATGGTGGACGAAGTCAGGCGAGCAAAAGACGACCCAGAAGCAATAGCGGCGTTAAAGAAAAAAGGGTTCCCAATCGGCGCTACTAGCAAGGTGAAAAACCTAGATCAAGTGTTTGGTCAGCGTGGCGGTGATGCGGTGTTTATGGAACGCATTATGAGTTTGTTAGGGGCAAAGTCGCCTAAATACAGGCTTAAAACGGGAGAAATAAACCCTAACCTTCCAGAAAACCTCAAAAACACGGAATTCCTGGTAGAGCCAGAAACGGCGCAAGTAGTTGGTGATGCATATCGGCGGGCGCTTACTGAAAACGAGCGCATCGCTGTTGATAACGGTATGCACTTGTTTAGCCAGCAGTGGATGCTGTGGGACAACATTCGGCGGCGATTAGAGCCGCATGAGGTAATGTTCCCAGGCTTAGAAAAACTGCCGCCAATGAGTAGGAATCAACTGGAATCGGCGCTATCAGAACATAAACAAGCAGGCTACATGAACTCGTCAAAAGAGTTGGTGGCAGACCCTGTGACGGGCGAGCTAAACCCTCGGATGAAGCCGACTCGACCAATGGATTATCAAAAGGCAATGTATTACACGGCGGCAGGCGGTGTTGGATTAACTCAAGCCGATAATTTATACGCCGAAGAAATACCCAACATGCAGGCCGTAGCGCAACGCGCGCAGACGTTCTCATTGAACCGCGACAACAAGAACAGAGCATGGACGGGCCTTAAAGACGCGGTGGGCAAGATGACCCAACCGTTTCAGCCGTTAGCGGAGTTCGTGGCACACAGTGCAGCGGGGATGGGTTCTGGTTTAGTTGGGTTTGCAGGTCATGGCGGTGGCGGTGACTTGCAGAAGGACTTTGGAACGCCTTATAGCCCGCAAGCGGTAGAAGACATGAGGGCGTCAATTCGTGGCGTACCGGAGCAAATTGGGTTTGGCCCAATGGATGACAACTCGTATCAGCGAGCGTTGAACGATGCGATGGGGTCAGTTGCCGACACGGTGACAAGCAATCCGGGTTATCGCGCATTTGTCGAGCCGATGTTGCCTGACGCTGCCGAATTCTTAATAGACCAATACCAGCAAGAGCCGCCGCATTATCAAGATGCGCTGAGTGGCCTTGGCGAGTACATAGGAAACGCAATTCGATGAAACGAGGCAATTCAATAGTTAAAGGTAAAGACGCAGAGCAGTTGCTAGAGCATCCGCTGCTGCAAGAAGGTTTTGATTCAATTGAGAGGGATGTGGTTAACGCTTTGGCTTCTACCGGGCTTGTGTCCGGCGAATATGACGAGGCGTTAGAACTGGTGCGCACGCTCCAGGCAAACCGTCGATTGAAGAAAAAGCTGTGGGAATACGTTTCACACGGCAAATTGGAAGCTCGCGCCGAAGAACAGCGGGCAAAACAAAATAGAGGTCGTTGACCTCATAAAAGGAGAATGAAGTGGATACCCCGCAAACGGATTCTACAAATTCTGTCGACATCGCTACCGAACGCTTTATGCAGAGTTCTGTTTTTGGTGACGACGAGGGAACAATCCAAGAAACAGAGGCGCAAGCCCCGGTTGAGGACGACGCCGAAGTCGAAGAAGTAACAGAGGAAGCAGAAGCAGATGTAGAGACTGTCGATGAAGACAGCGACCCAGAGGAAGTCGAAGAACCGGCATCCGAGGAAGACGAACAACAGGCATCTTATGAGAGCCTGGCTGACTTTGCCGAGGCGCTAGACGTTCCCATTTCGGAACTTCTAACTACCGTGAAGGCGCAAATAAAAGTCGACGGCCAGACGGATGAGGTCACCCTGGACAGTCTGATCCGAGATCACCAAAAAAGTAGACATTTTCTCAATAAGGCGAATCAGCTTGCCGAAGAACGCCGACAATTTGATGCGGAAGTCACGGAGAGACAACAGCAATTTGAGTCATCAAACGCTCAATCTGCGTACATTCTCAACACACTAACCGCCGGGATCACGCAGCAAATGCAAAGCCCAGCCATGAAGCAACTACGAACGTCGAACGTCGCAGAGTGGAACGCTAAACGCATTGGCTACGAGGATCAGTTGAAGGCTATTGAAAAGCTGAGATCAACCGCTGCTGCGAAATATGACGCGACTAAAGCGCAGATTGCCCAAGACCGTCAAACTCGCATTGCAGAGCAGCTCGTTGGTGAAGCTGAACGATTAGAAGAAGTGATACCGAACTGGAACGAGACAACCCGGAATGAAGTAACGACGTTTCTCATGCAGGAACCCGATTACGGATTTACCCCGGAGCTTGTTAACAGCATCCACGACCATCGCTATGTGCGAATGGCTTGGGAGGCTATGCAGTATCGAAAGCAACTTGCCAGTGCAGGCGAAGCGGTGAAAACCGTGAAGAAGGCACCCAAGGCGCTCACTCCTGGTAAACGTCAGACACCAAGAACCAATCAGCAAAAGCAAGTAAAGGCACTACGGGGCCAATTGCGCAAAAGCGGAAATGTTAAGGACGCAGCAGCATTATTAGAGAAAATTCTTTAGAGGAATCTAATCATGGCTCAGTCCACCAATACGCTAGATCGCTATGACCTAGCAACCAACGGTGACAATGCTCGCGAAGATTTAAGAAACATCATCAGCGACATTTCACCTACCGACACCCCGTTCCAATCTTCAATTGGCCGGGATAAAGCAACCAACACATATACCGAATGGCTTATGGACAGCCTTGCTACAGCGTTAATTGGCGCTCCTGCTTAGGAATAGGCAGGCAAACAGACGGTGAACTCAGGGAACCTCTCAAGCAGACAATCCTGATCCAAGCCTCAATAGAGGAAGGTGCAACGATCATCCCGAAAGGGAGTAGGGCCAAGTGGCCCGAAGCGCCGTCTACCCAGACCGGGTAAAGATATGATCTCAACTGTGTGGCGACACGCAGCAGCCTACGGGCGCTGACAGACTAACGACCTGTCGGGAAGGTACAGCAAGCAGCAACGCTCACATAGACGGTGACGAGTTCTCAGGCGACGCCCTGACCACTCCAGCCCGACTCGGTAACTACTGCCAGATTTCACGCAAAGACCTAGTGACATCACGCCGAGCTAACATTGTTAACAAGGCGGGTCGAAAGCAGGAAATGGCGTACCAGCTTGCAAAAGCCGGTAAGGAAATCAAGCGCGATGTTGAGAGCGTACTGTTAGCCAACCAAGTTGGTGCATCAGGCTCTAGCAGTGGCGCTAGTACAACAGCAGGCTTACCAGCCTGGATTGGTGTCGCAGTTTCATCTGAAGTCGACAGTGGAAACACAGACAGAGGATCAGGTGGAGCAGACCCAGCGTTGTCCTCAACTAATGACGGATACCCCGGTACAGCAGCTACGGACGGAACGGCTCGCGCGCTGACCGAAGACGGCTTGTTGGGTGTTATCAAGTCATGCTACATCAACGGTGCAACCCCCAACGTCATTATGATGGGGCCAACCGTTAAGCAGCTATTCAGCAAGTATATGTTCTCTAGCAGCAGCCGAATCGCGACCCCTTACCAAGACTTTGGTAAGAACACTCGCGACGGTGTTGGTGTTGTGGGAGCAGTAGACGTATACGTTAATTTAGGCGTAGCCGCATAGGAATATGCGGGCAATAACGTGGTGAACTCAGGGGACAACTCTAAGAGTCAATCCTGATCCAAGCCGAGAAATCGGAAGGTGCAACGACTATCCCTTACGGGAGTACAACCAAGCGGTTGGAAGCGCCACGCACCCAGAACGGGTGAAGATATAGTCTCATCTCTACGGCGACGTAGAGCAGCCGAAAGGCGGGGCCAGTTTAGCGAACTGGTTTGAAGGTTCATGCTCAGATTTCGGTGTACTTGATGTGGTTCCTAACAGGTTCCAACGACAAGTATCGTCCGATTACACTGACGTCTTCGTTCTTGATACTGAATACGCAAAGGTGGCGTACCTCGACGATTACCGTACTGACGTTATCGCTAAGGTAGGCGACGCCGAACGCAGAATGCTGTTGGTTGACTATGCATTAGTTATAGACAACCCCGGCGCGCACGGCATCTTTGCAGACGTAAATGACGACACTGCAATGACTGCAAGCTAATTAATTAGCGCAGTGAGAAGGGGGCTACGGCCCCCTTTTTTTATGGGATTTTTATGAAGAAAGTAATCCAAGACCAGCTATGGAACGGCAACGTCAATCGCGTTTATACGGATGGCGATACGGTGATTTCCGAGGACGTAAAGCCTGCAAAACAGGTGCAAGCAATCCTCGACAGTAACGCAGAGTTGCGTAATCACGCCGTTATTAACAAGCAGGCGCGTGGCCGATTAGTAGCACGCATCCCTGACACCATGCATAGGGAATGGAAGAAAGAGTGGCAGACCAAGTACCGGCAAGATTGGACTTGGCGCACCTATCTAAGCATGAAATTAAACAGCCGAGAAAACAGCTATCTGAAGCTGATTAACGGAAAAATCTGATGACCACATACGCAACGCTTAAAAGCGACATCACTGAGTACATGGCTCGCAGCGACATCACCGACGCGCTCAAGGCGACGTTTGTGCGTCTGGCCGAGGCTGAGATTCGCAGAAGCGTGCGTATTGGTGCGATGGAAGTGACAGACACCTCGTTTGCAGTGAGCAGCCAATCGACTGCGCTGCCTACCGGGTTTATCGCAATGCGAAGCCTGTCAAACAACACACAGAACAAGCGCGAAATGGACTATCTGCCGCCTGCACGATTGCGCAGCAGTAAGGTAATGGACATCGGCTCGCAGACCCCAACAGCGTACACAATCGAAGGCACCAACCTGGTTGTGGCCCCAACGCCCAGTGCTGGGACAACGCTTACGATGGTGTATTACAAAGCCTTTGATGCGCTCTCAGCGGACTCTGACACCAACGTGCTGTTATCTACCTATTACGACGTTTACCTCTATGGCGCGCTTAGAGCGGCGTCTGAGTGGGCGTTAGAGCCTGATGCCGAGGGCCGTTATACGCAAAAGTTTCTGGCCGTTATTGAGCAGACGAATCAAGAGGAACGCTGGTCGAGGGTGAGTGGTTCTGCATTATTCAGAACCGGCGGCATGGGTACACCATGACCAAGATGATCTTTGGCGAGTGGTTGCCAGATCAACCGGCGCTCGATAATCCGGGCGCGACCATTGCTAAGAACGTGCTGCCTTATGTGCGCACTTATGGCTCGTTTAAGAGTCTGCAATCGTTTTCTACTGCACTGAGCGCGGCGTGTGTGGGGTCTGTAACCGTCAAGGACAGTGCGGGCACCATCCATAACCATGCGGGTTCTGGCACTAAAATAGAGGCGTTATCGGCCACTAAAACGTGGGCCAATATCAGCAAGAGCGGCAACTATGTCGGTGCCAGTTCTTGGCGTTGGGGCCGGTTTGGTGATCGCATGATCGCTGTGGCTCCGGGGATTGCTCCGCAGTATTACGACCTAACAACATCCAGCACTTATTTGGATTTACCTGGTTCGCCGCCAAAAGCCGAAAGCATTGCGACCATTCGTAACTTCTTGGTGTTGGGCAACATCAACGACGGTTCGCCAAGGCCGAACCGATTGAACTGGTCGGGCTATAACAATACCGAGCTATGGACTGCGAGCATTGCTACGCAGTCAGACACAAGAGATTTAGAGGGCGACGGTGGCGATATTCAAGCCATCGTTCCAGGAGGTTACGGCGTCGTGTTCCAAGAGAACTCAATATGGACGATGACGTATGCAGGCCCGCCGACGATATTTAGATTAAACGAGGTCGAAGAAGGTCGAGGCACGCCAGCACCCGATAGTGTGTGTTGGTCAGGATCAACGATCTACTACTTGGGTCAAGACGGGTTTTATGCCTTCACCGGCCAAGGCTCGCGTCCGATTGGCGCTGAGAAGATCGACCGCTGGTTCTTTGAAACCGCAGACGAGAATTCTGTGCGCTTTGTGCGCGGTGTTGTTGATCGACGTAACCGCATGGTCATTTGGTCGTTCAGATCAAGCAGCACGCTGGACTACAACGATTACCTGTTGATCTACAACTGGGCTGCGGACAAGTGGTCGTACTGCCAGGTCAACACTGAGGTGATCTCTGAGTACCTGACAACGGACTACAACCTTGACCAATTAGACACGCCACTGCCCAACGGCATCGATACCGATTCGATCCCCGTCGACTCCGAAGCGTTTAGAGGTGGTCGGGTGTCTATGGCCGCGTTTGGTACAGACCACAAGATGGGTACGTTCAACGGTACATCGCTTAACGCCGAGCTAGAGACAAAAGAGATCGCAGACCCTAGTGGCAATACGTTGGTGCTTACCGGCGTCAGGCCGTTAGTGGATGGCGCAAGCGCGACAGTGACAGTGCAGAGCGGCACGCGCACAAACCAGAACGAGAATTATCAGTATGGCTTGTCTCAGGCGCAGAACACGCTGGGCAAGATGAGTTTTAGAAACAAGGCGCGGTATCACCGCATTAGGGTCAACACGACGGGCGAGTTTAACGACGCCTTTGGTGTGGATATTGACGTATCGCTTGGAGGCAAACGGTAATGCCGGGTAGCAACAATACAGAAGCAGAAGACGAAGACGACAATGTAAATCCGTATGCCGGTAGCCCAGAAGACGTCGCCGAATACATTGAAAAAAACAACATCCCCGGCCCTGTCTGGATGGAAGAAATCGCAGATGCAGATGATTTAGCAGCAATCCAAGACGCGCTTGCGAACATTGCCAACCAGCCAACTGTGGAGGCGCCTCCCCAACAAGGGCCACCGTTGCCTTCCGACTATACGCCACCAAGCGTAGGCGCAGCGCCACAGCTTCCGTCGACAGGTGGCACAACAAACCCTTATACGCCGCCACCAGTTGTTGATCCGACAGTAAATCCTGACGTTGATTCAAATGTGATACCGGGATCGGGCAGCATTTATTCGGGAAGCGTGGGCGCAGGTTTTGGAACCTTTATTCCAATAAGCGCAATTCAAGGCCAGTTAGATGATCTGCGGCAGGACGATCTTGATGCTTATAACGCCATCATGGGCAACGTAACGCCTACTGGAACCGTGGAAATTAATGAAGATACGTTAGCGGCAATTGAGGCAATGCAAGGGTATGCAGATGCGCCGGGCCAAACAATCGCAGAGAAGCCCGGAGAAGTAGAGGCAACGCCAGACACTAACCCACAGCTACCAGCCGACGAACAGGATGTTAACAGCACGGTTGCCCAACAACTCCCAGACGATTGGGAGCTAGACATTAAGCTGATTTTGGACGCTTTAGAGTCGGGTGATGAGGCGGCAGCGGCACAAGCCATTGCGAACGCTCAAAATACAGCAGCGACACAAAAGGCAGTTGCAGATGCGTCTACTACAACGCAAGAGGCCGTAACGGGCGCTGCGGGCGAAACGCAAGAAGTCGTGACGACTACAGCAGGCCAAACGCAGGATGCGGTCAGTGGAGCAGCAGGCGAAACCCAAGACGTTGTAACAACTGCCGCTGGTCAGACGCAGGATGCAGTTAGTGCGGCAGCAGGTGAGACACAAGATGTTGTGACGACTACTGCGGGAGAGACTCAAGACGCAATTGCTACGTTGCAAGAAGCAATTAACGCAGGTGCCTTAACCTTTGAGGAATTGGTTGCGTCTGGCTTCTTAGACGTTACCGAAACTTTTGCCGATACCTACGAGGATTTAGCGACACAGATAGAAACCGGCCAGACAGATTTGGCAACTGCTATTGATAATGGCCTTGCGTCAGTTAACACCGACATAGCGGATCAATTTGGCGACGTTACAACTGGCTTAGAAGGCGTTGCGGAGGGTGTCACCGAGACACAACAAGCGGTAGAAGATACTGCCGGTGAAACGCAAGCGGCGGTTGGGGAAGCGGCGAGCGAGACACAAGACGTCGTTACGACAACGGCTGGCGATACGCAAGACACGGTAACGACCACTGCCGGTGAAACGCAGGATGTGGTCACTACATCGGCGGGCGAGACTCAGGATGTTGTCAATACGGCGGCTGGAGAAACGCAAGACGTTGTTACTACCTCAGCAGGCGAAACTCAAGAGGCCGTCCAGAAAGCGGCTGAAACCACTGACGAGGCGATTAAGACATTAGCCAGTGCAATGGGCGTCACTCAAGACGAGATCAAAGAAGCCGTAAACAACGGCAACACTCAAGTGATAGAGGGTCTGGCTGAGATTGAAACCTTGCTAACGGAAGCGGACAGCGCCATAGAAGCCGTGGCCGAACAAGTAGGGCTGACCGGCGAAGAACTGACCAAGGTGATCCAAGACGGTGACGCATCAGTCGTGCAAGGATTGGCAGATATAGAAGCTGTTTTAGATCAGTTACCAGAACCGATAGCCGAAGCGTTGGAGCCGTATTTTACTGCTCTTAGCGAAGGTATAACGACGCTAACCTCAGACCAAGAAAAAAGTCTGCAAAGCATATTGGAAACGCTTGGTGAGATGAACGTGCCTGTTGTTTCGGCTATTGCTGATTCTACGGCTGACACTATTGGGGCAATAACAGGCGTCAAGGACGTACTTTTAGGAATGGGCGAAGCGGTGTATGACCGCCTTTTCAAACCTAGAGAGCCAGGGGATGCGATAACCGCAGATGAATACGCCGCAGATTTAGCGGGCGCTGCAAGCATAGATCGAACTGGCGCTGGCCTTGGTAGTGGTGGCTCAAGCGTCATAGGCGGTACGGGCAGTGGCGGCACAGGTGGTGGGTCTGGTGCTGGCAGTCGTGACCCGGTAAACATCACCGATTACATATCGGTAGATAACGACACACAAACGGGATCGGGCGGCGGGAACGTCAGCACTGATCCTACGAGCGGAGAAGGCGCGCAGAGCAATGCGTTCACAAGGCCGGTGCCGATTGCTAACCAAGAGTTGTTTGGTGGCTATATGGGCCAAGCGCAGCGTCTCAGCGGTACGTTAGACACTTATCCGCAATTGCAGCGGCAAGCGAGCGAGCAGTATGGCGCACAAGTCGCGTCAGAATTTCCAGCCCTCAATCAAGATCAGCAAGGCGCATTTGCGCAATACGTTACCGCGAAGGTGCAGGCCAAGGCAGGCATTGGGCAAGACCCTGGCTTCTTGCCATACGACATATACAACAAAGTTGCCCCGCGACTGTCTGAGGTGCTGGGCGACATTGGTTATTACCAATACTCAAGCGGTCGTCGCATCCCCGGCTTTATGAACTATATGCCTGACTATCAGGACTCTATGTTTAACCGCCAGGACATCGGCACTGATCCGCTTCCGGGCGGGCCTCCACCAACGCAACCTGGCTTCGTATGACAAAAGTTTTTGCGGTTTCCCCGCAGCACTTACCGGCGGTTTGGCCTAAAGCCAGCGAACAAATTGAGCGCGCTAACAATATAAGCGAGACAGGTTTCACGATGGACGATCTGCGTGAAAAGATCGCAGATGGTCGCAACCAGCTTTGGGTAATTGATAACGGCGCGGCGTCAGCGATTACGTCTGTTGTGAGTTATCCACAGCACAAGTGCGTGAAAGTGACGTATCTAGGCGGCGACAACATGAAAGATTGGTTCGTTCCGTTTGTTGAAAAGATCGAAGAATTTGGGCGCAGCCAAGGCTGCAAGTTTATTGAAACGGCTGGGCGTAAGGGGTGGGAGCGTATGTGCAAACCACTAGGCGCAAAACTTGAATTCATAGTTTTAAGAAAGGCACTGTAATGACAGATTTTTGGGAAAAAGACGAAGGCAGCGAGGTGCAAACCTCATTAGCCGGTTACATCGAACCGTATGCAAAAGCCGGTATTGCTGGGGCGTCTGAGCTGTATCAATCAGGTGGCCCACAATTCTACCCTGACGCAACTTATACACCGTTTGCGAACCAAACCGAGCGCGGTTTGCAGATGTTGGAGAATCGCGGCACGCCATCGCAGACCACAAACCTTGGCACGCTGGTAGACAATACGCTTACAGGCGACTACCTCGATCCAACAACCAACCCGTACCTCACGCAAACGTATAACCAAGCAGCGGGTGAGCTAACGGATACGTTTACAAATACAGTGTTGCCCGCTCTATCTGCGCAGTTTGGCGGTGCAGGCGGTTCCAACTCACAGATCCAAGGTCAGATCGCAACTAACGCGGCAGGCAAGCTGTCTGACTCATTAGCGAAGTTGCAGACCAACCTTTACGGTCAGAATTATCAAACGGAGCGTGCGCGGCAGATGCAAGCCGGGGGCATGGTGCCTATGTACAACCAAGTCGCGCAGCAGCCAATTATGGATCAGTTGCAAGTGGGAAGTGCTGTCGAAGGCAAGGCGCGTGAGGTGCTGGGCGACGAGATTAATCGCTTTAACTACTACCAGACGCGACCAGAGGTCAACTTGCAAAACTACTTGCGCAACATCAGCGGCAGCTTTCCAACGCAGCAGACCATCCCAACCAGCGGGCTGGCCTCGACGCTTGGTGGTGCTGCAACGCTTGGCAGTTTATTTAACTCATTCCAAGGCGAGGACAACGACGACCCAACAGCGGGTTACGTCGGTACTGGCTTGGGCGCATTAATCGGCTTACTCGGAGGCTAGTGTGGCAAACGAAAAACCATCAATGATAAGTCGCATGTTCCAAGGCATGATGCAGGGCGGCGGTAAGGCTGGCTTGCTAGGCGACCCACTGTTCCAAGTCGGCATGGGCTTATTGGCTAAAGGCCAGGACAACCGCATCCCCTACGCGACTGCTGTAATGGGCGGGCTGCAAGGCGCACAAGCTGCGCAAGATCAGTCTACGCAGCGGCAGTTATTGCAAGAACAAGCAAGGCAAGCGAAGCAGCAGCAAGAACTTTACGAGCAAAACGTCAGACGCTTGTTCCCTAACACGCCCGGCGATATGGCTGCTCAACCTGTGCCGAGTCAAGTTGCTCCGGGCATGGAAATGCAAATGATGGGGCCACCGACGCCACCAACACCCAACCCAATTGCTGGCGCTTTGTTAGCTAACCCGAAAGCGGGTTCTACTGCGTTAATTGACGGGTTGTTAGGTCAGCAGTTTGGAACAGCGGATGGGAAAGGCCCGTCTGCGGTGCAAGAATATAATTTTTTTAAGACCCTAAACAAAGAACAGCAAGCAAATTATTTAAACGTAAAACGCGCGCCTCAAACGGTTGAGTTTGGCGGCGTGAATATGCGCGTTAACCCAATTACGAATGAAATTGAAGCGCCAGGCGGCATGAGTGCAAACGAATACTTTGAGCAGCAATTAAAGCTAGAAGGCAAGCGCGCGATGCAAAGCAACGAAATGGCCGTCGTGCTGGCAGATATGAAGCAAAAGGGAGCCGCCCTTAGAGAATTGCCGATTGTTGAAATTGATGTACGAGAGGCGGTGAGAGTTATTGACCAACTGCGAGTGCATCCCGGCTTAGAGGATGCTGTCGGCAACTATTTTGTTGAATCCTATGCAAACACTGAAGGCAGAAACTTTATTAACAAGTTAGACGGCTTGCGTGGCCGCAACTTCTTGCAAGCAATTGAGGCACTGAAGGGTGCTGGAACGATCACAGATATAGAGGGAGCAAAAGCAGAAGCGGCACTGCAAAGCTTGGCAACTTCTCAAACCGAGGCTGGCTTTAGAGAAAGTCTAGACGAGCTTGAGCGCGCCTTAAAAGTCGGGATTGACCAGAAGCGAATAAAAGCTGGTTTGGAGCCTTACTACATCGACCCGGAAACCGGCGAGTTGCGAGAGGAGGGAGACACTGGTGGACTCTGATTATCTACGGAAACTTGCAAATGCAACGGATTCACAACTCAGAAACGCTGCAAGTCAAAGAGCGCCGGGGGGCAGCGGCGAAGACGCTGAATTGTACGCGGCGATTACGGCAGAAATAAATAAGCGGAAAAGCGCAAATGCTCCAAAAGCAAAAGCTGAACCGTCAGCGTTATCCAAGGCGGCAAATTACGCAAGCGCCATAAATGATGGTGCAGCTATTGGGTTTTCTGATGAGCTAACGGGGCTGCTGGGTGCGCCAGCAACATATCTGTACAGGCCAGATTGGGCCAAAGGTATGTCGATGCCAGAGCGATATGCGGCGTTGCGTGATGCAAATAGAGGCCAAAAGCGACAATTTGCAGACAACAATCCGGTGACATCAACCGCTCTGAATTTTGCCGGCGGTCTTTTGACAGGCGGCGCGGGAACGCAAGTTGCGAAGCAAGCCGTTAACCCAGCATTGCAAGGCGTTCAAGCCGTGAAGGGGAGTATTCCGACACAAGCGCCGTCTATGTTGGCACCGCAAACAAGACTGCAATCAGTTGCTCAGGGGTTGCCGCTAGGGGCTGTTGCCGGGGTAGGCGCAAGCGAAAAATCAATTTTAGAAAACCCGTTAGGTGTTGCGGGCGATGCGGCTTTCGGTGCTGCTACGGCTGCGCCGTTGTCTGGGTTGTTACACCTGCGCCCTGACTTTTTAGTTGACCGCATCGCGAGTCTTAGAAACTTGCCATCGCAGTCAACAGCAGAACGAGTAGTGCAAAGGGAATTAGGTCGCGATGATATGACGCCAACAGAAGCGGCTGGCCGGTTACAAGAAATGCCAGAAGGCGCAACGCTGTTAGATGTGGACGCCCCTAATGTGCAGCGTTTAGGCGAGGCGGTTATGACCGAAAAGGGCCAAGGTTTTGCTAGAGGCAAGCGCCTGATGGATCAACGCCAAGAAGATGCCGCCCCGCGAGTGACCGAAACAATTGCCACGGTAATGGGCGACCCAAACACGTTTTCGACGCGCGTTGAACAGTTTGAAGAAAAGATGTTGCGCGATGCAGCACCGTTGTACGAGCAGTTTCGGGCAATGGCAGTGGAATTTACACCGACCTTAAATCGCATTATTAGAAGGCTAGAACGAGGTGGCAGTAGTTCATCAAATATATTGAACAAGGCGCGAAGGCTTGCAGAAACGGCTGGCGATATTGAGCCGCCTGCTAAGGGAGCAAATGAAGGCCCCATAAATATGACGGTTCTTGACTACGCGAAACAACATCTTGACGACCTTATTGAAACAGCCGCAGCCAAAGGCACGGGCGCAGAATTAAGGGCGTATCAAAAACTAAACAACGAGCTTAAAAAAGAATTGGATGCGCAAACGGGAGGCAAATATGCCGAGGCGCGCAATGCTTATGAAGGCCCAGCAAAATTAAAAGGGGCTTTAGAGGCTGGGAGAAAGTTCTTGCGGCTTGATTCCGACGAGATCAGCAAAAATATGGATGGCATGAGTAAAGGGGAGCAAGAAATGTTCCGCTTAGGCGCAGCTAAATATCTGCGTGATCGAATGCTAGACCGTAGTGATAACCGAGATGTATCAAAAGCATTTTTCAACAACGCACTCAAGAGGGAGCGGATAAGAGAGTTGTTCCCAGAAGCAACCAGCTTCAAAGCGTTGGAAAAAATGTTTAGGGATGAGGAGGCAATGTTCCAAACGCAAAGCCTCTTAACTGCAAATAGTCGGACGGCTCCAAGGCAAGCGGGACGCGAGCAGTTAACAACGGATGTTGTTTCGACGGCGGCTGAGTTAGCGCAAGGCAACCCCATGCCCGTTATGCGGCGATTGGCAGAATTTGTTGGGTTACGCGGTGCGAGAGAAATTATGCAGTTGTCCGAGCCAGTACGGGATCAAATTGCAAAAATAATTTTCAACGGAACGCCGGGGCAGCGAGAGCAAATTATTAGAGCGTTAAATGCTCCGGGGCAAGTTAAAGCAAAAGATTTAGCTGGGAGCGGGCTTTTAAGGCCGTTAACCACTGCCGTTGCGCCCGCAGCCGCTATCGCTGGCGGGCTGCTGCAAGAGCGCCTTAGAAACTAACCATGAGCGCACAAGGTTCACAGCTTGCCCAAGTGAGGCCGAGCGGCACCAGCGCGTCCGCAGCTTTTACAGCGACGATCCCCACTGAGGTCACGCGGGTATTTATAAGTAACACAACCGGGTCAGCCGCAACGTATTCGTTGTATCACGACGACGACGGCACGACCTATGACCAAGCAACCGCACTTTTCTATGGCGTGAGTGTTCCAGCGAACACCACCACCGAATTCCAGTGCAACCCTGGCGCAGGCATACAGATGCGCTCTGGCGGGGCGTTAGCCGTCCAAACGGACACCGGCAATGCGCTCACATTCTCAATTTATGGAATCACGGCACAGGTAGAATAATGGCTGAAATTAAAGATTTAAGTGGTACAGACGCCAACAACACCGGCACCGCTGCGAACGCAGGGTTCCCCGAAAACATGGCGTACTCGGACGTAAACAACGCAGCACGCGCCCTTGAGGGCATGATTGCCCGGCACTTTGCAGACTCCAATGGCACGCTTACCACTACAGGTTCAAGCAACGCTTACCTCCTGACACCGAATCGTACCGTTAGCGCATACACGGCTGGCGATGCGTACATGATTAAAGCCAGCTTCACGAACACTGGCGCGGTCACAATCAACGTCAGCAGCTTGGGCGCTAAGAGCATTGTAAAACCGTCAGGTGATGCTCTAGCTGCGGGCGAGCTAACAAGCGGCGGTATCTATGCACTCATCTTTGACGGCACCAACTTCCAGATGGCCGGTGCTGATGATCCAGAAAACCTGACCCTGACAAGCCTTACTGTCACCGGCACGACTGCGCTTAATGGCAATACAACCATTGGAGACGCTGCAAGCGATACGGTCACGATCACCGCCGACGTTGCCAGCGACCTAATCCCTAGTGCGGACGGAACTCACGACCTTGGTGCTGTTGGTTCTGAGTGGCAGGACTTATTCATTGACGGCACCGCGAATATTGATTCGTTGGTGGCTGATACTGCTGACATAGATGCTGGAACCATCGACGGAACTGTGATTGGGGGCAATAGTGCCGCTGCCATTAGTGGCACGACCATTGTGGCTAGCACCAGCCTCAACATTGCTTCTGACGGCGCGACGGTTACAGGGATAAAGGATGAGGATGACATGGCATCCGACTCTGCGACAAAACTCGCAACGCAGCAGTCAATCAAAGCCTACGTTGACAACCAGGTAACTGCGCAAGACTTAGATTTCCAAGCGGATTCGGGAGGCGCGTTAAGTGTCGATCTCGACTCACAAACCTTTGCGCTTACTGGTGGCACCGGCATTGATACGTCAGGCTCTGCACAGACGGTGACCTTTGATATTGATAGCACCGTTGCAACCCTCACTGGATCACAGACGCTAACGAACAAAACCCTGACCAGCCCGGTACTCAATACAGGCGTTTCTGGCACTGCCGTTCTCGATGAGGACAACATGGCGTCTAACAGCGCGACGCAGTTGGCTACTCAACAGTCGATTAAGACTTATGTGGACAACCAACTGACCGCCGAAGATTTAGACTTCCAAGCCGACAGTGGTGGCGCATTAAGCGTCGACCTTGACTCGCAGACGTTCACCCTGACAGGTGGCACCGGCATCGATACAGTTGGGGCCAACCAGACGGTTACGTTCAACATCGACAGCACGGTGGCAACGCTTGCTGGCAATCAGACGCTTACGAATAAGACGCTGACCAGCCCAGTATTAGACACCAGTGTTTCGGGTACTGCTGTGCTTGATGAAGACAACATGGCGTCTGATTCAGCAACTAAGCTTGCCACGCAGCAGAGCATCAAAGCCTATGTAGACGCGCAAATTACTGCTGAAGATTTAGACTTCCAGGCAGACAGCGGAGGCGCGCTGAGTGTCGATCTTGATTCGCAAACATTTACGTTAACCGGCGGCACCGGGATTGACACCGTTGGGTCGGGGCAGACTGTCACGTTCAACATCGACGACTCTACTGTCGCAACGCTCACAGCCACCCAAACCCTTACAAATAAGACGCTGACAAGCCCTGACATAAACACGCCTGATATAGACGGCGGCACAATCGACAACACAGTCATAGGCGCATCTACGGCTGCTGCGGGTAGTTTCACCACTGGGTCGTTTAGCGGCAGCGTGACTGCAAATCCTAGCGGTGGCAACGTCGGTGTAAAGATTAGAAATAATTATTCATCGGTACAATCAGATTGGAATATAGCTGCTTCTGGTGGAACGTCAGGTTGGGGAAATGCTAATGGAAATTTCATAGTAAGAGATGACACTACCAACTCTACTGCTTTTGAAGCAGAACGAGGCGCAGGGGGTGCATTCGGCGCGGTATATGTCGATGCAAACAGCAAAGTGGGCATCTCCACTAGCAGTCCAAGTCACGAATTAACAATTGGCGCATCTGGAGCCGACGCTAAACGAAGTCTGAGCATAGAAGGCACTAATGGCAGCAGTCAAAAAGCTACCTTAGAGATTGAAACTGATGGCGAAAACAGCGTAGCAAATTTTAAATTTAATACTGGCGGCGGCACAGGCACCACCAGAATGGCTATCGACAGCAGTGGCAACACCACATTCAGCGGCAGCGTGACAGCTACATCTTTAATCGCTACAAACGGCGTCCTTGAGCTAGACGATAACGGCAGTCACAACGGAATCATCAACGTCCCCGCTAGTTTGTTTATCAATATTGATAGCGATAACGGTTCTACAGGCGAAGATTTTGTTATTGGCAAAGACCGCACAAGCACTTCAGGCGGCACTGAGCTATTCAGAGTTCAAGAAGACGGCAACGTAGGCATCGGTGCAGCGCCAGACACCACAAATTACGGCGGCACATTTAAGTATTTCGGCGTAAACGCTGGAGCCGGTTATGCCGTAATCGAAGGTCAGACCAGTAGCGTAACAGCAGGAGATGGCGCAGCTAGTTTCTTTGCCAGCACCACTGGCACTAGTGGACTGAACTTGCTGGGCGGCATGCAGGTTTATAACTACGCAAGCAGCGCATCAAATGCTGAAGGCGGGTTGCGTTGGTATACAGCGACGGGCGGCAACATTACTGCTCATATGTATCTGACAAACAGCGGCAATTTGCTTGTGGGGAAAAGCGCAACAACACAATCAACCGCTGGAACGGTGCTCTACAACAACGGGCAGATTTATGCGACTGCAAATGGGGCGCAAGTACAGGTTTTAACTAGAACGTCAACTGATGGGAAAATCCAAATTTTCTATAAGGATTCTGCGGAAGTTGGCAGCGTCTCAACTAACGCAAATTCTTTACCTTCAGACCGTAATTTTAAAACCAACATCAACGATTTAACGCTGGGATTGGACTTTGTAACGTCCTTAAAACCTGTCACTTACAACTACAAAATCGACGATGAAGGCTCACCAGTCATGTCTGGCTTAATCGCTCAAGACGTTGAGGAATCCTTGGACGCCGCTGGTGTTGAGAAAAACAGCATGACAATGCTGCAACACGAACCGACCAAAGATGAAAAGCAGTCTGACTATCAAATGGATTACTTGAAGCTAGTCCCTGTTTTAATTAACGCAATTAAAGAACTACAAGCCGAAGTATCGGCACTTAAAGGAGCATAAAAATGGCAGCAACATGGGCAGTTTCAACAATGGAAAGAACGCTAAACGACTCTGACAGTGGTTTAGAGGGGGTGGTTAACATACTGCACTGGCAATGTACGGACTCAGATGGTGACCATCATGGCCGCTGCTACGGCACTGTTGGGCTAGAAGCACCAGATCCCGACAGCTTCACAGCTTACGCAGACATAAGCGAAGCAGATGCGATTGCGTGGGCTAAACAAGCCCTTGGTGAACAACAGGTGACGGCTTACGAAGATTCAGTGGCTAGTCAGATTGAGCTAGCAAAGAACCCAGTCACAGCCACAGGGGTGCCAGCATCATGGGCATAACGGAATGGATCGCATTAATCCCAACAATTTCTATGTTGGCGTCGGCATTCTGTTCTTTAACAGACACACCAAAAGATGACGAACTGTTGTCACGCTGGAGCAAGGTGTACGCCAAGCACTTGTATCCAGTTATTGAAACTTTGGCGATAAATCTTAACAAGGCCAAGCAATGAGCGAAGAAGCAGTAACAATTGAAATTGAAGGTGTGCCACACGACCTAGCGTCGTTGCCACAACCAACCCAAGCCAACGTTCAACGCATTGCAACGCTAAGGCAGCGTGCAGCAGCGTTAGAAACTGAGTTGCAAGAACTTAAGCTAGTTATCGACGCTTACAGCAACAGCGTTATTCAAAGCCTAAAGCCGGTCGAAGATGACTCAGCAGTCAACGAATAACGACTTAGCCGTTGAGGCGCTAGACCGCATCGCACGGCATGAAAAAGAGTGTGCAGAGCGATGGATGGAGGCGCTGGTGGAGTTGAGATCGTTGAAAAAAGCGACCGACGCGCATGCTGCGCGCTGGGAGCGATTAGCGTGGCTTGTAATCGCCACAACTATGGGCGCGATTGCGACTGTGGTTAATTCTTTAATTTTATGAGGTAAAAAAATGAGTGAATCTAACAGCATTAGTTTGCCAACCTGGAGCCTACCGCTGGTGTTCGCGTTGGGTTCGGGGCTTGTTGTCTACGGTAGTACCGAAGCAAGAGCAGAAGCAACCGCGCAAGAAGTG